CTAAAGGCAGGAGTCGCTTCACAATGAGAACACGTACGCAAACTAAAACCCTCGTTATCCCTGTTGGTTCGTATCACTACGTCCGACATGATAACGCGCCTGTGCCTAGCTCGTGTAGTAATCGAATAGTGGAGAACATCACGACTAACACTATCGCCTATACCGAAACTGCACAAGTTGGTGGTGAAAGCATCACCGACGAACTGCACTACGGTAAGGGCGAAGGATATTGCCTCCATACTAATCATGAGTATCGCTGTTTCTACAACGATCCTCCGAACGCCATTGAGACGCATGCGGGTTCTCCCTCATGTTGTCATCAGGCTTCGTTTAGCGGAGGCTATTTGGCCTATACATACCTACGTACACGGTTGACACTACTCAATCCAACTTTCGGGTCTCAGACCTTCGATTGGAAAGGGATGTCATACTACGCGCTAAAGACGATGCGTCCGAAGTTTTCGGATTTATCGCTCTTCAATGATGTCTTGGAGCTGCATCAGATTCGAGATTTGGTCAAGCCTTTCGGCAAAGACCTTCTCAAGAAGCTGAACCCAGCTAACAAGCATCCAACGTTGTCCCCTTCGGGGCAATTGTTGTCTGCTGGAGCAAACGCCGAGCTATGGTATAGCTTCGGCGTCCAGCCTCTCATTGAAGACATCAAGGGTGTCGCAGAATTGATCGGGAAGATCCCGAAAACAATCGCAGATATCCGTCGCCGAGCGACGCGTTTACAAACGCGTCATTATGCTCGGATGAAGGAACTGCAAGGCATAAGCCTTCCTGCTGACACAACCTCCGTCGTTGAGAATCCGCTTCCTGACTTTCGTCAAGTCAGCTTGCAAACTCAATGTCGGTGGGTTGATCCTCCTGCCTACCATGCCACTCTAAAGTTTCGCTACGATGTAGCGATGCTTGACGATCTGGCGTTGGCATGCAGTGCCTGGGCCCAAGCTTTTGGCTTGGACAAACCACTAACAGTGGCTTGGAATGCAATTCCGTTCTCCTTTGTCGTCGACTGGTTCGTCGACGTTGGGGAATGGATAGATTCGCTACAGGCTGATCCGGTGTTGCCTATTGTGATAGAGGACTTTTCACATAGTGTGAAATGGTCTTATCGCGCGGACGTCACTATTCGCTTCTGGAACGGGCTTTATACCGCTCCTCTTGGCGTTGGTGAACATTCGTACTACGAGCGCAGACGGGATATCCCGTCTACGATAGCTCCACTCCACTTCGGCATGCCGAGTGTGGAGCAGTTATCGTTAGGTGCTGCGCTTCTCGTTCAGGGTGCAGAGTCCGCTTTATCGCGGAGAAGAACCCCGACACGTATGCCTCCTAAGCCCAAATGGCTTAACTTCAATAAGGTACCTGGTAACCAAATCCGTTAGGACATGGTCCAGTTAGTTTGTTTTAGTAAACGGCAGGTCGATGTGGGCAGAACCCACTAGACCGGATGCTTCCGCATCATCGTACTTACGTCGTGAGACGTAGCTAGCACTCGTGCTAGCAAACTTGAGAGAATCGTGTATATATGTTCACAGATCCAATCACGCTGGTTGGCGATAGCGCCAGTACGCGTGGATACGCGCTAGTTAGCATTTCGGACGGTAATACCGTTCGTGCTAATCCACTAGCCCCGGTTAACGCTCCCGAAACGATGCAGGTGAAACACCAGCTGTCGTCACGGGGCGGAGTTCCACTCGATCGCCACTTGGCCCGACTCGACTTGACGAAAATCAATTCGCTGTCGGTGCCGGTTGTGGCATCGGTGTATTTGACGCTGGAAGTCCCGAGGGACGCAGCGATCACACTCGCCATGATTAAAGATATGCGCACGCAGTTGATGAATTTCATCAACACCGCGGGCAATATCGAGAAACTCCTCAACAACGAACCCTAGCAATAGGGTGCTGCGGTAGAAATACCGCCGTCAAGAGTGAGTTTCTCTCAGAGCGAGACCGGTGAGTACCATGCAGCTGCATACTGAGTGGCTGGGATTACGTAGCGTCTTTATGACGTTAGTGACCTTCCACTCCTTGCAGACCCCGATGACCTCCCTAGTAGGAGCGAGGGGTTTGCCTGCTGTAGTTTGTACGGGCTTCAAAGCCCAATGTTGAGCCAATCGTGAACATATCTTGTGTTAGACACCTATTCTATGAACAGGATCCAACCGCTCCGGAAGGAGCGAGACATGTGTCCGTTTTACACGGACTTACACGAGCGGCTAATCATTGATGTAGCCGAATCGTACGCGTCACCTGCTGTGAAGCAGGAGTCAAAGCTCGACATCGCAGTAATGCGACGTCGGGTCAGGAGAGAGGGTATTTCGTTTTTAACGAAAACCCTCCCTAAACTTGGAAAAGCGCTTGACAAAGCGCTCTCCCAGGGCACTAAATTCGCTCCGTTAGGCTTCATTACGAAGCCTAACTCCACAATCCCCAAGTTCCTTGGGTGGTTGTTCGAACTAGTGTTCTCTGACCAGGGCGAGGTGCTGAGTAGCGCCTCGCCTCGTGCGGTTCGTGACTTACGCCTATGCTTGTACATTCTGTACAAGTTAGAGATTCCATATACTGATGACCAAGAAGAACAAGTTCTATTGGCTTTTCAGGCGACCGATCTGGGTTTACCCAGCTCAGTTGCTAGTGATGACGTTATTGTTCACGCTCGTAATTTTATTACGAATGTGTTCGGGTCCTTTGACCCACATGATGTCATACCTAAACATGGACCTGGCGCAGTGGCGACAGGTGAGAAGAACCATGAGAAGCATCGCTTCTCGCGGTTATACTCAAGTATTGAACGGCAGTACCCCTTTACGGAGTACTTCGTTTATAGTCTTGATCACCTTAGTACTGATCCTGGTTATCTCGCAAATCAAGAGTCTCTCTCGGCAGGCACGGCGAAAGTCGTGCTTGTGCCGAAGGATTCGAGAGGCCCGAGGTTGATCTCCTGTGAACCATTGGAATACCAATGGATTCAAGGGGGCTTAGGAGGTGCCATAAAACAGCACCTTGAGCTTCACCCGTTAACTAAAGGTCACGTGAATTTCACGGATCAAGAAGTTAACAGGCAGCTTGCCCTTGCGAGTTCGTTGGATGCCAAGTGGGTTACACTGGACATGAAAGACGCATCTGACCGTGTGTCAGTAGCGCTTGTTGCGGAGTTATTCCGTGACTGCCCTACTCTATTGGATTGCCTCATGGCAACCCGAACACCGGAGACGATGCTTCCTAATGGAAACATAGTCACCATGAAGAAATTCGCGCCGATGGGGAGCAACTTGTGCTTCCCGATTGAGGCGGTAGTCTTCATGGCACTAGGCGTCGGAGTCATTATGACGGAACAACTGCGTGAACACCCTTGCTCAGAAATGAGACACAGGGCGTTGGAAGGAGAACGACCGCATTACGCGGCTTCATCCTATTCGGCGCTTATGTGGCGAGCGTCACGCCGGTTATACGTCTACGGAGATGACATCATCAGTAAGCGCGAAGACTATGCGCTTCTACTTCAGTACTTTCCTAAGGTTGGACTTATGTTCAACCCGGATAAGTGCTGCACCCATGGCTCCTTCAGGGAGTCATGCGGCATGGACGCCTTTAAAGGCGTCTGTGTCACACCTCTTAGATTAAAGAGGCGGTGGATGTATGGCCGTAAACAGGCACCCGAAACCTATTGCTCGTATGTTGCATTTTCGAATGCAGCATATGCGCGAGGTTTGCATAGGGTCGCTTCCTTTGTGTTGGAAGCCGTTGAGGCATCGATTGGTCGCTTACCGATATTTCGGGAGCGCCAGCACGAGCCTCGTCGAGATCACCACATAGACTACGGAGTCTTATGTTGGGTTCGACCCTATAGTCATGATGAACGTGGTCCTACGCCCTGGCAGGTCAGATTTAACTCTGACTTACAGAGGCGCGAATTCCGCGTTCTCCATGTCGTTCCACGCAAAGTAATCGTGGACTCGACCGACTGGTGTATGGTTCTTAGAAGATTATCTTCTTCGAAGCATGGCAGCCCGGGTGTCTTCACTCTGATGCGTAGTGCTACTTTGAAACGCATCTGGTATCCTTACTAGAAGCCTTAGAGGCTTAGTATGAGATATGCATTGGGCGGAAGCTCAGTGCAAAGCCTCGCCGACCGTGAGGTCGGCGAGCAGACTAG